TTCGGGGTGTCCTGGCGGCGGGTCCTCTGGATCATCATCACCTTCAATGCCCTCGCAAAGTCAAGCGGCCAGTCTCATGGCCGCAAACTGTTTCAGCCCATGGCGGGCCTGCGGTATTCCTCGCCCCGCGCCATCACGGCCCAGACGATGCGAGCGGTCTTATTGGCGATGGCTACGGTGGCGAGGCGGGTCGGTTTCTTCTCCAGCAATCGCCGGATCCAGATCGCGGTCGGCCCTTCGGCCTGCGCAATGCGGCGCACCACCGATGTCGCCCCGTTCACCAGCAGTGTTCGCAGATAGGGATCGCCCATCTTCGAGATGCGCCCCAGCCGCTCCTTGCCGCCAGACGAGTTCTGCTTCGGCACGAGGCCTAGGAAGGCCGCAAACTGGCGTCCCGAGCGGAACAGAGTCGCATCAGGGATCGAAGCCGCCATGGCCGTGGCGGTCAGAACGCCGACGCCGGGGATTGTCTGAAGCCGCTGGCTGAGCGCGCTTTGACGGTGCCAGGCCACAAGCTGGGCGTCGAGCGATTTGATTTCAGTGCTCAGCGCGGCCAGTTGATCGGCTAAGCCCAAGAGGGCAAGGCGCGCCACTTCCGGCAGATCATGTTCTTCACCGCGCAGTGCATTGGCCAGTTGCGCCACATGGTAAGCGCCCTTGGGCGCGATGATGCCGAATTCCGCCAGATGGCTGCGGAAGGCATTCAGCATCATTGTGCGCTGGCGCGACAGCAGTTTGCGCGTGCGGTGCAGCACCAATACGCCCTGTTGCTCGGCGGTTTTCACGGGCACGAAATGCATGCTGGGCCGCGTCACCGCCTCGCAGATCGCCGCGGCATCGGCCATGTCGTTCTTTTGCCGTTTGACATAGGGCTTCACATAGGCGGGCGGGATAAGCCGAACATCATGCCCGAGCGCCTGAATTTCCCGCGCCCAGTAATGCGAGGTGCCGCAGGCTTCGATGCCCACCAGACAGCGCGGCAAACTGGCCATGAACTCCAGCACCTGATTGCGCCGCAGCCTCTTGCGAAGAACGACCTTTCCGCCAGCATCGGTGCCGTGCAGCTGAAATACCGACTTGGCCAGATCAATCCCGAGTGTTGTAATCTCCATGTGGATGGCTCCCGTTCCTTTGTTGGTCGATGACACTACCAGCATGGCACATTGCGATGCCGTTGGGGGGAGGAGCCATCCACACCATCATGTGTGGAGTCTCAGCTTTCGGGGAACAGGAAGGCGAAGGCGATGCGTCGCCGCCAGATAGGGGTCAGAATTTCCTCGACGACACCCAGCCGCTCATAGGCGTGGATGAAACGGTCGGGGCCGGTCAGGATCCCGACGTGCTTGGCGATGGCGCGCGGAGCCATGCGGAACAGGACCAGTGCGCCGGGACTGGCGTCGGTCGGGGCGATCTCCGGCATCATCGCCCTTGCGCCTTCCGCCAAGACTTCCCGCGGCCCGGTCTCGCCCCAGTCCCGGCTGTAGGGCGGAATGGGAAACGGTTCGTTGCCGATAACCTCGCGCCAGACGCCGCGCGCCAGCCCAAGGCAATCGCAGCCGACCCCGCGCAGGCTGGCCTGGTCGTGATAGGGCGTTCCAAGCCAGTTGCGGGCGGTGGCAATGACCAAGGCCGGGTCCGCAGCCATCACAGCACGTTGCCTTCATGGCCACCGTCCTGGCTGGCATAGCGCAGCACTGCATCTTGGCCGGGGATGTTGGGGAAGCCCCGGAAACTGGCGATGTTGGCGAACTTCGCACTGCATGTGGCGACGCGCTTGTCGCAGCCCGCCCGCGCGATGAAACTGTCGCCCTCGGCGATGCCGCGCACCGGCGCTTCCAGCAGAGTCAGGGTTGCGATGGCATCGGTCAACCCGTGCGACAGGACTTCGGTGATCCTCCCGGCATTGGCACCGCTGGTCCAGGTCAGGGTGCCGGATGCGAACCAACCCGCGTCAAACCCGGCGAGCCCCGAGGCCATGAACGCCCGGTCGCGCAGCAAGTCAGTGACGACACCGGTACCCTTGTAGATCGCGTTTTCCAGATCGATCCGGCAGCGCGTATCGCCCAGCGCCGCGTCGCAACTGGCCTGAAACGTCCGCCCCACGGTCTGACCCAGCACATGCGCCAGAGACCGCACCTCGGCCACAAATGCCATGCGTCCGCGCCGGATTTGGCCGACAGCACCCCGACGCAAAAGCACGCGCTGGCTGGTGTCGGCCCAGTTCACCCGCCACAGCTCGACCGCCGCATTGTCCCAGCGGCCGTCGAGGATGTCGGTTTCGGTGATGCGATCCGAGGTCAGGACGCCAGTCGCGTCCTGCGCATCGACGGCGAGGTCAGACCCGGCGCGGATCTCGGAGGCTGCAAAGCCGCTCTCCGGCTCAAACGCGGTGCCGTCAAAGGCTAGTGGGCGATCATGATCGGTGAAACCCAGCGCGACACCATCCGACCGCGAAATCCGCCAACACCAGGACAAGGTGGTGGTGCCATCATCGAGATGGGCCTGCAGCGCGGGAGAGAGAGATTTCATCTGCGGATCTCCAAGAGCGGGATGGCGGTGATCGAGCCGAGCCGTTCAAAGTCGAGGGTGACGTCGAGCGTGTCGCTGTCGAACCGCACCGGCACATCGAATTCGAAGCCAGCGCGAACGATGATGCCGAGGGCGGGTGCCGTGGTGAAAGTGATGACGCCGGTCATTGCGTCGATGGTCCAGCCTGACATCTGCTCCACCATGCCCAGCGCGACACGGACTGTACCGTCGACAGGTTTGGCGATGGTCCTGACCCAGGTCTGCGCGCCGGAGGTGTAGCGTTTCAGGAGGGCGAAGGTGGTGACAGCGCCATTGCCGGTGCCGATCTGCTGGTCTGTGGCGGTGATCGCCTGCGACGGCAGACAGGATTTGTAGTCCGCCCAATCCTTGTAGCGAAAGCCGTGCAGGCGGCCATTTCGGGCCTCGAAGAAAGCCACCACTGCCGCCAGATCATCGGCGCGGCGGATGCCATAGGCGACGTCGTATCTGCGGCGCGAATTGGCCCAGCTGCCATTGCGCTCTTCATCGCCGCTTGCCAGTTCGACCACTTGCGTGCGCCGTTCCGGCCCACCCCGCGCCCCGCGGCTGATGTTGTCGGGAAACCTGATCTCGTGAAACGCCATCACATGCCCCTCCTTCCCAAGGAAACAGCTCGGGCAATGTCGCTTGCCACCTGCGTGCGCGATTGCCGGAAGCTTTCGGCGTCGCGGGCATTGATGGTCACATTGACGGCGGGGGCGGAGGACTGCCCTTGGCCGTAACCAGCGGTTTCCCGTCGCGACAGCACGCGTTCCCCACGCTGCAGGATCGCGGGCACTTCATCTGGTTTCAGCCCGGCCCAGCCGCCGGAATGCATCCGGGGCGCATTGGCGAAGGTCATGGCTGGAACCATACGCCCCGTACCTGCCAATCCGACGGTGCCGCCCGAATGCAGAATGCCTGCAAAGATGCCACCGGCACTGCCCAGCGCGCCCGAAAGTGCGTTGGCGATGGGGCCGAGGATGAATCGCCGCGCCGCGAGTTTCGCGAGATCGGCGATCATCGACGTGACGAGATCGCGGAAATCCAGCTTGCCGGTTTTCACGAACTCGCCCACGGCATTTTCGGCCGAGGTGAAGGCAGAGACCAGTGCATTGCCGATGTCGCCGCCGATGTCGCGGGCCTTGGCAGCATAGTCGGCAAGCGTTGCGACAGCCGCCTCCCATCCGGTCTTGGCCACTTCGGCCCCAGCTGCAGCAGCCGCCCCTGCTCCACCGGCGGCCCGACCAGCTTCGGTCATCGACTCGTCAAGCCGGTCGGCGGCATCCGCGGCCCCGTCCAATGCGGCCTCACCTTCGGTTCCGGCACCGGCCACTGCATCCTTCAGCGCCTGCCAACTTTGCATCGGACGCGCGGCCGCATCTGCCAACATGCCGGAAGCCTCGCGATACGCCTCTGCTCGGGCTGTAGCTTCTTCGGCCACCCCGGTCAGCCCGAGATCGGGCGTCGTCACATAGGTTTGCGCCATGGCGGCCGAGAATGCTTCAGCGGCGGCGGTCCCGGCGGCTGCTGCTGATCCGGCGAACGGATTGTCGATCCGGCCCAGCGCAACCGGGTCCAGCGTGCCGATCCGCACCCCGCCTTCTCCCACCGCCCAATCGGGCAGCAGGTCCAAGGCGGCATTCAACCCATTGATGAAGTTGTTGATCCGGGAGACTACCCCGTTCAGCATGGCCTCGACACTGCCGATCAAGCCGTTGGCGGCTTGGAAGGCAAAGTCGCCGATGGCACCGGGAAGCTGGCCCCAGATCGCTTTCACCGCATCGTAGGCACCCTTGAAGATGCCTGCCGCCGAATTGCCAAAGCTGGTCACAGCCTCGACGGACGATTGCATCGCGCCATAGATCGTGGCCTGCAGCCCGGCCCAGCTGGCCTCGATTTTCGACCAGGCCGAGGCCGCGCCAAGGCCGATACGATCCCAGACCTCCAACGCCAGATCCTTCAGGAGGCCAATGGCGGTCCCGAACCCGCCAGCACCCGCGACGAGCCGAGTGAACTGAAACACCAATTCGCCCGCGCCGACGATCAACGCGCCAATCCCTGTACGGATCAGCGCTCGGCGCAGGATGACGAGGCCAGTGGCAAGGCCGCGTACCGACAAGGCTGCGGCGGCCAGCCCAGCCACCCAGCGCCCGGCCATCAACGTGGCAAATGTCGCGGCATAGGTGGTGAGGCGGCCGATGTTGTCGAAGAGGGCGTTGATGGCGATGCCAATCGGCCCCGTGCTGCGCGCCATGTCGGCCAGCGTGTTGGCCACCGTTTCCAGCGCTGGAGCCACGGCCGCCGTCAGCCGGTTGGTCAGCCCCAGCCAGATCAGGCTGAGTTTGGCGATGGCGTCGCC